CCGCTCACTCTTAGTTTTCACTTGTCCTCATTAAGACTCGTGCCACTAAGATATGATTGGTAAAGGGGATCCGTCTTAGGAGCTGCGATAGCCTCCTAGGTGCGTCCTATTTTCACAGGAGCATTAAAAATTACGACAGGAACGAGGGTCTACAATGGTCAAACGTCACCTATGGTGACGCCTCCTTGGGGAAACCCTATGTCTCTCATTCGAGGGACATACTATGAGAAATCCTGGAATGGTACCGACTCGAAGCCTTTAAAGAAAACTGTGCTTCTTCCTCGATATTCGTTCCCGGAACGACCCGATGTGGTTAATCGTTTACCCAACGAAGACACCCGTCATTTCAGACGTAGACGCAAGGCGCTTCTAAAAGAGTGGCGCCTTGCCGTTGATGAATTCCATCGTCAACACCCCAAAAGGGCGAAGGATGGAAAACCTCGTCAACGCACCGTTATGCCCCCTGGTAATTATACAATGACCAAGGTACAAACGTGTTATAAACCCCTTCTCATCCTTGACCCAAACGGGTCATGGTATGGGCACGTCCCTGGACGTACCCAGAATGGCCATATACCACTTGATCCAAAAGATCATTACGCCGTAATTGAGAAGTTGCGGCGTGAGGCATATGGAAGCGGTTTTAACCCGGGCATTGCCGGGGCAGAAGGATTTAAGACGTTGAAGATGCTCGCATCTGCTTCGACTCAAATCAGGCTGGCCCTGGTGGCACTAGTTAGAGGATCATGGCGAGGAATCGTCCGTCAGCTCGGTGCTCCCACTCCACAGTGGGCGGGCCGAGCACGGGACGGTTTTCTCGGTTTCCATGAGGGTCGGAAGTCCCTCTCCCAAGCGTGGCTCGCGCTACGATATGGGTGGATGCCTCTTCTGAAGGACATGGACGATGGGGCCGCATGGCTTGCTCAGATTAACTATGGGCAAGACCAAAGCCTCATGACCCGCGTCCGTGGGCGAAAGGTATTTGTAAAAACCGATGGGCCGTCAGCTTCCGAGCTGGCAGCCTACCGGTACCTTTATATGCGACGTGTCACTGTTCACAAGGTCCAGTATATCATTACTGGTCTTAAAGTGAGCAGTTCTACGAAGCCGCCCTCCCTTGCCTCCCTCGCGGGCGTGGCATGGGAAATTGTGCCTTACTCTTTTGTCTGCGACTGGGTTGCTCCGATTGGTGGATACTTGCAGGCGCTCAGAACCTCGAGCGACCTGCAAGGGACAGTTGTTACGTCTATCCATTCCCACACCTTCTGGTCTTTCCCGACGGTGGCCCCTAAGATGCGTGCGACGTTGCCTGTGGTAGGTACCGAGTTTATCGATAACTACTACAACACGACATCATTCACGCGAACTGTGGCGTCTGAGCTTAAACCCCCAACACCCTTAGGCGACCTGTCGGCCGACTCGGTGTTTTCTCACTGGTCGAGAGCTGTTAACTCGATCGCCCTTCTACAGAACCTGAAATTTCCAGAAGTGGATCGGACAGGTTTTAAACAAATCCGACTGAATGCCGGTTTACGTGTAAAACTGTAACCCGCTAGTCTTTAAACTATTAACTGAGGTCACCATGGCACAACAATCCGCCATTACCGTCTTTGACGGTGCAACTACACCCGTCTCCCACACGCTCCAGCCGGTTGACAATAAAGTCAACAAGGATGGGTCACGCATCGCAATCTACCGCGAGAATAACCCAGCCCTTCCGTCTGAAGCACAGATTCGTATTGAAGTGATTCAACGCGAATTGCCAGGAAGTCGTATTGTAGAAACGCGTCTCGTCGCCGTAGTTCCCGTGATGGAAGCTATTGCCGGCCAAAACGCATCGGGCTACACCGCTGCGCCCAAGGTAGCGTATGAGGATAAAGTTGAGTTCCGGACGCTTGCGCACCGTCGCTCAACTGTTGCCTCACGACGCTTGTGTAAGCAGGTCATGCTAAATTTTCTGAATAATACCGCCCTCACAGTAACACCGATTTCTGCTGGTGTTGCTGATGAAGCCGTTACTCAGTTATTTATGCCTACCTAATCACACATTACCCGGAGTTTACCATGCCTACGTTTCGTAGCGAAGTAAGTGGGGGCAATGCCCTCGTGCCATCTTATTGGCACACACTCACCTCAAAGGAATCAGACTATGTTCTGTTTGACTTCTCGCGGTTGCTCCTTGACCGACTCTCTGAGTCCGGTTGGGTCGCAGCGGGGTTCGGTGTCCTTGCTAGTATTACTAGCGGTGACATTCGTGATCTGTGTAACCATGACCGTCATGACATTGTCATGGACCTTTCGGCCGACGATCAAATCGTCATCCGACAGTGCTTGTCCCTCTTTCAAAAAAGAGAAGACATCGACATCGGTTTTGACAGAAAACGAGTAGCGACTGAGAAATTCATCGCTGCCGAACAATTGTGTAGAGAGACAAACTCTCACTTCCAAGCTTGGTCGCAGGGGCGATTACAATTTCCCCCGCGTATTGATGGCATACTTCATGCTGCTCAATATAAAATCACCAAACTTTTGGGTGAGGTTCCATCTCTTGACACAATCCGGTTACGTTTTGGACCGGGGGCGACGACTGCAACGCCCAAGAAAAACGCCTGCCCAGTTGTAAAACTGAAGAGCGGGATCCAGTGTAGCACGAACTTTCCTCTCGACGTAATACCGGGTAACTTCAACCCGGCTACCTACGAGGATAGAGACGATATTGAGGTTGGAATACACCTCAGTAAGGTCGAGTTCGTCCCTAAGAACGCCAAGACTTACCGTGCTATATGCGTCGAGCCGATGTTGAACTCGATGTATCAGAACGGTCTTGGAGATCTTCTGGCCAGCCGCCTCCGGCGAGTTGGTATCGACATCCGAGATCAAAGCGCTAACCAACGCGCTGCGATGTACGGGTCGATTTCTGGTGAATCAGCAACACTAGACTTAAGTTCTGCTTCAGACACCGTATCAGTGGGATTGGTGAAACACCTCTTCCCTGATGCGTGGAGTGATTTACTCTTGCAACTATCCACCCGTGAGGGTGTTGTAGATGGCAAGATGGTGACTTTTGAAAAACTGTCATCAATGGGGAATGGATTTACATTTCCCATCGAAACCATCATATTCTGGGCTCTTGCCCAGAGTGTTACTGATGTTTCGGCTCCAAGACACCGATGTCGCGTACTTGTGTACGGTGATGATATCATCGTACCCACGCCCGCCGTGCCCCTCTTGCGAGAGGTACTTGCGGCGTGCGGCTTTCTCCTCAACTCTGAAAAGAGCTTCTGGACAGGCAACTTTCGCGAATCGTGTGGCTGTGACTACGTTCATGGGCAATCCGTTAGACCGGTATTCGTCTCAAACGCCCTCACGGGCGCTGACTTCTACCGGATCCGCAACTTCTTCCACGCCCGGGGCGATTATGTCCTCCGCGATTTCTGGGAGAACCGGATCGAAGTGTCTTCTCGCCTTTACGGCCCCGAAGGATATGGGGACGGTCACTTACATTCTATGACCTACCCAACCATTCGGAAGCCGCACTGGTCTGATGACATGGGATCGATGTTCGAGACTTATGGGACGAAACCCAAGTCTTTAGACCGTCGCTCTGCCGAGCATCTTGCTGAGACTTACTCTTTCAGACCGTACATCTGGTCTGAGGAGGGTCAAAAGTGGGTGCGTAGCTTCACAAAAGTGAGGCGGCGTGAGTACCATTTAAGGCACTACGCCCTTGTACGCAAGCTCGCCACGTATACAGCCCTTCGAGCGGCAGATCGTCAACTCACGTTGACGGATTCTGATTCACTCAGAAGTAAAGGGACTCATGTGTACGCCGATCGTCGCATGCCGGACCCCCAGCCTGATCGTGATGAATTCACGATACCAGGTGACGGGGCCCGCGTGAAACAACGGGTCTACATCTTCAAAACTCCTTAACCCCGCAGGGGGCTAAGGTTTTAGGAGGCCATT